TCTGGTCCGGCGTAGAGGAATCGAACCTCTATAATGACTTTAGAAGAATCATGTCCTATCCGTTGAACGAACGCCAGAATATGGTACGAGAGACGGGACTCGAACCCGTATGCCTTGCGGCGGGAGATTTTAAATCTCCTGAATATACCTATTTCTCCACTCTCGCATTGTTTGGTCTCGGTAGGAAGAATCGAACTTCCGCTTCATGCTCCCAAAGCACGGGTGATACCATTTCACTATACCGAGTATTGATTGGAGCAACGGGTGAGATTCGAACTCACGATTTTAGGGATTTGCAATCCCTTGCGTTGGGCCTCTCCGCCACCGTTGCGTTAAACTTGCTCATATCGGCACAAGTGTACTTTTGATATGAGTCTTTTAAATTGTCAGGCATGGGGATTGTTTCAACAGGTACGTTAAAACTTTTTGCCACATCCATAAAACTCATGGTCTTTCCAGTACCCAAGTTCCATAAGCCACTGGGTGTATTATACAAGAAATCCAAGTGTGTGTCGACTAGTTTAGACACATGAACAAAGTCTCTTAGATAATATTCACTGCCTTCAAAAACTTGTATACAGCCGTTTGTTTCAGCTTGGCGTTTAAATTGCATAAACGGACTAGCTTGATTGCCTTTGTGTTCTTCGCCTTCAGGTCCGTACACATTAAAATAACGGAAACCTTGTACAACACTCCCACTTGGATGATCGCGTACATAACGTTCAAACAAGTATTTGCTCCACGCATAAGGAGTACGTGGGTCAACCGGAGCGTCTTCTCTAAATGTACTGGTTAAACCGTAAACACTTGCACTGCTTGCGTATTGGAAATTAACGCCATATGTTTTACAAGCATCGTATAGTTGTCGACTAAAATCAAAATTTTGTCGCATTACTTTGTCTATGTCTCTTTCGGTAGTGCTGCTGATAGCACCAAGGTGAATCACCCAATCTTGTTCCATTACGCTGGGCAAACTGTCTCCCCAGTCGTATGTTGATACACAGTGTCCAGCAGCCTCCAGTGCTGTCAGCACATGATTACCAATAAAACCTTTATAGCCGGTTAACAGTATGTTCATTTTTGATTGTCGCCTTTGCCCACACGATAGTTGTCTTCCACACTGTCTGCTGTGCTGACTTCAATAACTGTGCCTTCTTCGATGCATATCAACTGATGAGGCGCTAACGGTTTGTTGCGCCAAGTGTCGCCAGGTTTAAGTGTTGTGGTTGTTTGATCAGCATTTGTAGTGTCAATACTGATCACAGTGAACAATCCGTCCAACACATACCATGTTTCGTCTTTGATAGCATGAAAATGCATGCTGAACTTGGCACCTTTGTTAAACTTCATAAGTTTGCCACAGTATAGGTCGTTAGTGGCCCAAATTAGTTCGTGGCCCCATCCCTTTGCTACATAACCTTGTAATTGTGTCATCCTATTTCCTTTAATGTTGGAGCATAAACCCCTGAATGCTGCACAGTAACCGCACTTGCTAGGTTGGCAAATCTAATTGCTTTTTCAATGTCTCCAGTGTCAAGGTACTGATAAGTTAACGCTGCTAGAAAGGTATCACCTGCTCCAGTTACATCTACTACTTCTACACTGTGCGAAGATACATCTATACTATGATGTATTGCACTAGCACCTCGACTGCCTCGTGTGACGATTAGACCTGAACATTCACTTTTAATTTTGCTATGTTCTAATTCGTTGATCTTGACCCATGCTCCTTGGAATCTCTCAAGGTCTGGTTTCTTGGTATCGATAAAGATAGGAATACTCAATGCAATAAGTTCTTCAATTAGTTCGTAACTAACAGTTCCTTTATTATAATCACTGATCACAATAGCATCGTACACGTCGGGGATATCTGTATCAAATGTAATAGGAGTTGACTGAACGTCTCTATCTATACGAACAATCTGTTGTTTACTACGCTCGTCGATAAGTCTGGTTTTAACACTTGTTTCACCGTGCAAGTAGTCAACATAGCAACCCAGTGCTTTTAAGTTGTTAGCTACATTACCAGCCATGCCAGCACGTTCTTCTGTGCGAGTGGGAACAAATACAGGAACAGGTGCTTCGGGACTTAACCTATCAATAGTACCATACTGGTACACATCAGTACAGTTATCGCCTATTAGCAATATCTTGAATTGTGTTTGTTGTTGAGTATTCACCGACTCTATCATAAAATATCACTTGATTAACATGTTCTTGTGCCACTACGCTCTTACCTTGCCAGTCACTGCCTTTGACCATGATGTCTGGTTTATATTCTTTCATTATATCTATCAGTTGTTCTTTGCTATCAAAGAAGTAAACAGTGTTAACACATTTTAAACTTTCTAACATATATCGTCTATCATCTTGATTATTAATAGGCCGATTTTCACCTTTAAGTTCTTTTACTCTTCGATCTGTATCAATTGCCACTAACAGATGATCGCCGAGACTTTTTGCGTGTTGTAACATCATTAGATGTCCACGATGCAATATATCAAATGTTCCGTTTACTATTACTTTGGTCATATTATTTGGTACCTGGTGACGGGATCGAACCGCCAGGTTGAATATTATTTGGTACCTCGTTGGAGAATTGAACTCCCGTATCCACCGTGTAAGGATGGCGTTCTACCATTAAACTACCGAGGCAAATTAACTATTTTGAATTAGCAAAATCTTTATATCCACATACATTTGCAGGAATTGAACCTGCCAACCAAGCCACTGGGCCTAGCTATGTTCCACCATATCAGCGTGGCCTACGCTTTTATGTATGTGGATATAAAGACTTGAACTGTTTCCAGTTCTTATATCAAGTAAATTTTTAATGAACAAGCGTTAATTTCTTAACTTGTATCAAGTATAACATCACTTGTGATACGTGTCAAGTGGTAGACTCTACAAGAATTGAACTTGTGTCTATGCCATGTCAAGGCATCGTTCTCCCATTGAACTAAGAGCCTGTTCAGAGTTAAAAATCTTCTATGATATGTTCTAGATCATCCAACACACCTACTGTGGTGCCATGATAACTTACACTACCACCATAATAACCATTGTGGCTGTTACGCACTTCAAGGTCAATGTAGCCACGGTCAGTGCGGATGGTCCAGAAAGCATCTTGCACTACTTCATGTCCATCTTCATTTTCACGATCTTCGGTCCAACCCTTGGCCTCTGCACCTAGTACCAATGCCCCACGCAACAGATCAAAAATGTTACCCTGGCCTAGGATATTTACACCCAACACATGGTTGAACCATACAGAATTACAGCAGTCATTTTCAGTATCAAAACGATAGCGGCACCCGTCCACATCACGGAATACCAATGTCCATTTGTCATTGGCTATAAACAAGCCATTGATACGTTTGCCCACCAATACATCAAATACGTTCATGACCGGTTCCTTTCTATTATATTTGTGATTGATTACTTGTCTCATTATACGCCATCAATCAAGGCGAGTTATTGTGGTGGAGACAGCCTGCACACAAGACACACTCGTATGCCGTCCACTTTATCCGCTTATCTTTGCACAGCAATCAACCTCCACAACGGCGGCTTGCTACATACAACTGATAAGTTTCAGTCTCCATAAACTTGGTGCCCTGGGTGGGACTCGAACCCACAGATTCCAGCTTCTAAGGCTAGCAGATATACCAATTCTCGTACCAGGGCAAATTTCTTGGTGGTGATTTTACCATCCATAACGAAAACCATCTTCGTTGATTCTAGGATCATCTTCTTTAATCCATATTTTTTTATCATTTAATGTTGCTTGTTTCATCCCTGTTCTTGCAGACGATAACTTTTTATCTCTTTCTTTATATCTACCATCAGCATGTAAAAGTTTTACCGATTTGGCTATTGCTGAAGCTCTTTTTTGACCAGTTGTAGCTATCCATTTAGGGTCATTCATTTTTTTAGTAATTGCTTCACTGACTTTATTTCTAGTTTCGCTATTCGCCATCAAAGGGGCTGCTCGTAATCTTTCTGAAGACTTTTTTCGGTGGGACTCTGTTTTGTTTCTATATTCATCTGTGAGCATAGTTGCACTGATTTTTTTATAAGAGTCTGATGTTATTTTAGATCTTGCGTAAGTCCAGCCGCCTTGACCGCCGTTCATCAAGTTATAAGAATTCTCATGTAAATTAACTAGCTCTGCTTCTTTGTTGAACATATCATGTTCGTTGTCAAAAACACATAAAATTTCTTTTTTAAAATTTTCAATACCGTACTTCTTTTGTGCTCGTTTGAGGTATACACCTGAACCCATGTATTTGTCATCAATATCAGTAGTGCGGTGTGCCCCTATATAAAATTTGTTAGTTTTTATATTTGTGATTTTATAGATTAAATAATATGTTTTCATGGTTGCTAATGTTGGTTACGATCCAAGTCTTACTCCTTATGAGGGAGGCGTGCTACCATCACACTCCATTAGCATTATTTATCAAATCTATAAACGATACACATCCATCTACGCCACGCATCCATCTACGCCACATGACCAATAAATACTTGTGTGAGACGCTATCAAAATCTAACACCACAGGGCTTGAATTTCTATCTAAGCCTAAGTGATCGCGGTGTTTGCTACATCATTGTTTACGATGTGTTTAATGCCCAAGCTCAGATGCGTTATTTTACCAACGTGAATCTAGCTTTGCGTTTTATAAACAATCTTTAATTTGGGGTGTCTGATGGGGATCGAACCCACGCATATCGGAATCACAACCCGAGGCCTTACCACTTGGCTACAAACACCATATAAAAACACTCTTGACCTCCAGTTACTTGTAGTGATCAACCTACTTTTAACCTTCACAGACCCTGCGTCCAGTTTAGAATGTTTTTATATAGCGAACTCATTGCGGGCAAGATTTCGAAACTTGCATTAAGCCCCATAATGGGCCTTTCTTAACCATTAGAAGACCGCGAGTTCCTGAGGTTAATTACTCCCCAGCATGGTGTCTACCCGTCGATAGATTAATACCATATAGAAACACACTATTGTTTTACAATAAACTACGCTCCTGAGTTTCTGCTCAGGACCCCATAGGTCTGCCTATGTTTTCTAATGTGTTTTTATATGGTAGGGGTGTTCGGGAACGATCCGAATTTTACCGGTTAAAAGCCGGTTACTTCACCTTAAAGTTTCACCCCCATATGGTCCACAGCCTGAGAATCGAACTCAGTTAGTCCGGGTAAGAGCCGGGTACTTCGCCAGCAAAGTTTGCTGTGGATGGATTTCGTATTAAATTATCTTTAACGAGCCATCCATGTTACCATACGGGGTTACAGAATGGCTCTACATTTTAGCAGTTCGCTTCATATAGTTCCTTGTTTAATTCTTCCTCTAACCCAACCGATAGGTATATTATCAGTAGAGTTTTGCCTTTTGTTACTAACTCCGTTGTTAATCCAAATTGTGCCACGATTGTTGCCATAATTTAGATTTGCTTTGTCTTCGCTAGTTCGTTTTGATACAGTCTCTTTGTATGCCTGTATCCTACTTTCTTTATCACCAAACCCAACACCTTTGTATAAAGCAGACATTTTAGCAGATTGTTTTTCTTTCCTGCTGTTAAGTTCTTCTTCAGGCTTGTTGATCCAAGAATTACATTTCTGTTTGTAAACTCCCCTTTCATCGGGCGTTTTGTTAGCCCACGGATTAGAAAGTTTTCTATGTTGCTCCTTCTTCTCTTGGGGCAACGTTTTCCAATATTCTTTTTTAGAGTTTCTATAATCTTCTCTTAACTGGACAAATTCATCAACAGTTAATTGACGACGGTCTGCTCTGTTGGTAGTCATCAAATGAAACGCACATGACATTTGCTGATTACCATATGCTTTCCACAATAGGTAATGTGCTTCGTAATGTTGGGCAGTAGTCAAGTGTATCAAATTTGATTTTTCATTTGAGCCGCCCATACTACGTGGCAAAATATGATGTAGTTCGGTTTTTAAGTTGCTGTCACTAACGACACTCGCTATTAGCGTTATATACAAATCTAAAAACTCTTGATTTTTCGGTGTAGGTAATAAGTCTTTCATATACTTATTTAGTCCACACGTACTATTCTGCACCATACGGGGTTCAAGTTGACACTAGCGTTTCGCTGAACGTTTCATGTCATTCTCTCTTTCGTTTAAAAAATTTATTATACAACCTTTTACAGTGGTTGTCAACTGTTTGTTTGGTAGCCCCGGGAGGTAACGATCCTCCGACTGACGCTTATCAAGCGTCTGTTATACCTTTTAACTAAAGGGCCATGCATGGTACCACCTGAGAGATTCGAACTCCCAACCCCTGCGTTCGTAGCACAGTGCTCTGATCCAATTGAGCTAAAGCGGTAAAGAAACAGTCCAGAGGCTCTCTAAACTAATAGAGCAAACACTCAGTCAAAGTGAGTGACGCATGGACATGACTTGGTTGCGGGGGGAGGATTTGAACCTCCGGAGCCGAGCTTATGAGACTGACCCTTACCCTGAATCCCCGCGATAACTTGGTGCCCCATGAGAGAATCGAACTCCCGTCAACGGATTACAAAACCGTCATAATGCCATTATACTAATGGGGCTTGTTTGGCTCCGTATCTGGGAATCGAACCCAGCTAATCATTGATTAACAGTCAAGTCCTTGCACCATGCTTGGATTCTACGGAATAGTATTTTATATATCTCTTGGGTAACAGATACGGATAAATTTCAGTCACAGTGCGCTGATATTGACCCGATCTCAAAATTGAATTTGTAAGTAGTAGCGTCCCTCATATCGCTACCATTTTCCCATGTAATTAAGCCGGCT